TCTTCTTCTAGTTGTTTTTTCTGTTCAAATATAATTACTTCTAATTTTTCCGTAAATTCAATGAAATTATTGGCACAAATATTATTCATATTATATGTAGCGCAAATATTTACCAAATGATGCCTATTATAAATTACATTCATTTCTGTAATTTTGTTATGTCGAGATCCAATTTTCCGATAACACGCTTCTATATAGTTAATAATTTCATTATATATTTCAGTTACAACGCTAAAATCTATATTTGTACTTTCACTGTTTATAGTAATATGAGAATTATAAAAATTATTTATTATTTTAACATACACATTACTATTATTATCTTTATAACTCATATCAATATAAATTGAACTATAAAGATATAGGTAATCGTCATTATCGTATTTTTTTATTAAACGATTAATGTAATTCTTTAATTGATTATAAACTTCATATATTACCAATTTATTAATGGAGACTGTTATTCTAAATATCATATGTTCGTCCTCATCGTATAGAGAAAATTCTAAAATATTTGTATCATTATTATTTATATCTAATACAAACTTATTGATACAATATATAGATTCTTCTATTGTTCCATATTTAGATAAAAGTTCATTTTTAAGTGTAATTATTTTATTTATTTTTTCATAACATTGATAATAAGTTTTAGCATAAACAGGTTCAATATATTCACTTATATTATCGTCTTCGGTTGATATGTATATTATCACTTCATCTATAAGATTAGTATCATCATAAAACGTGGTTATAAAACAATCTAAATTAAATTCTTGATTTAAACTATTTTTATACCCTTTCGTTTGATTATACATTTGAATAATTGTAGATATTTCACATTTTGAATTACAAAATAAGTGAATATTAGACTCTTGAAGCCAAAAAAGTAATTCGTTCTTATGTATATTCGTTGGAAGGAATCTATGTAAAACAGCAGTGGGTGAATTCATACAATACTTATTATCGTCACCTTCAACTTTCATCCAACACCCTTCAACCTGATAAATTGTAATTTGTTCATTTAATTCTTTAGATAACTGTTTGCTTAATTCTTCCATATGAAATATATTGTTATAAAATTAATATATAATAAAATCAATTTTAATAAAAAATATTGAATAAACTTACATAATATAGATTGGTAAAATTGTTTCTAATTCGGTTTTAGATAAAGCATTATTCCCCGCGAATAGACTTAAAAACCGATTTGTTCGTTCATCCTGGAAACTAGTGATAATTTTATCTAATATTTGTGGATCAGTATTACTAACATTATAAATAATATTAAGATGGTTTTCAACTAATATATTTCCAGTAATATTACTATCATCTATTTTAGAATAACTCATATTAAATTCAGCATTTCCACGACCACGATTGACAACAATAAACGGTTTTTGTTCTGTTTTTTCGACATCAATATATTGTTTTTTTTCATTATTTTTAAAATTTTTTAAAATAACAGTATTATTTACGATATTACTATTATATAATAATAATGTTTTAGATTGGTCACTTGTGAGTCTATCTTTTACTTGATTCCAGACTATTGTACCTGTTTTAACGGCTAATCCTAATTCTTTTAGAGTAGTGCTATTTTGATATAATGTTTCTAGTTCACTACTGTTCATACTAAATAAAACTCCACTTGGTGTTTTTAAACTATATGTAATGGATGACGTTATATTCTTTTTGTTAGTAATAATAATACCAATCGTTTCTTGGTCAGTATCCATAAATACATCATCTTTTTTATAATCTATTATTTCTAATAAATTGTAGTTTTCAATTATCATTTTACGTACACCTTCATAATAAACACTATTTAATATACTTTTTGGTATAACAAATGATAATATACCTCCTTTTTTTTCATGTAATGATTGTAATGCGTGTAGTATAAATATACAATATATGTTTGGTCTTCCACATATGTATCCTCTATAATCTAATGGAACATCTTTATTATTGATTACAAAATAAGGTGGATTTCCAATAACAATATCGACATTTACAAATTTTGTATGTAAAAAGTCATCATTTATTAATGTTAATTTATTATTATGGATAAGTTCTAGATCGGATATATGATTAAAAACCTTTTCATTTTTTTCAACCGCAATAAAATTTATATTCTTATAATAACTATCTAAATCTGTTAAAAATTCAAGACTTCCACAACTGGGTTCTAAAACCAGTTTTGGTTTTATTTTTAAAAGAGATATCCAATATATAGTTCTTTCTATTTGTTTTTGACGTATATTTCGCGGGGTAAGAAAAATTCCATGTTCTTTTTTTTCCGATTTACTAAGACTTTTTGTTATATCAATAGAATGTTGTAAAAACTGATCTGTCATAAATATAATATGTAATACAATTAAAATTTTAATATCAATTTTTATGTATAAAAAATATTAATTAGAATTCACTTCAATCGCAATTTTTATTTTATCTATTTGGGCTTGTGTAAGAGATATATTATTAATATCATCTGGGTCTTCCCATATTTCATAATCACCCGGGAATACAATACCATATTCAACTTGTTCTTCTGTTACTTCTTTCATAACATTACTTTTTTTAGCAAGAGCATTTAAAATTGGTAATTCAGCACTTTCTTTACAAAATACGAAATGAATTGTAGAGTCTGATTTGGTATTAGCTCGTTGAAATCGATGACTTAACTGATAAAGTGTAATTGTACTATAATTCGGACTGACAATACAGAGTCTAGGAAAATCGCCATGTTGGTCATCTAGGTCAATACCCGTACTACAAACACTTAAATTACCAATTAAAAGACGGTACTCATTATTATGTTGTTGAAATAAATCAATAACTACTCCTCGTTGACTGGAACTAAGACTTCCATCCATTCGTAATGGATTATATTGAATTAATAACTCCATTAAATCATCTATAGTATCTGTATAATTTACACAAATGACTACTTTTTGATTTGGATTTTCATCCAGAGCACTTTGAGCAATTCTAACAAACAAACTTATTTTTGATGTTTCAATCATTGTTAATGCTCTTATAATACCTTGTAAGCTTTCCATTCCACTATTTCCAAAGTCTACGGTGTTTGTAGTTTGATTAAAATGAGTAGTTTTACGTAATAATTCTACACCTTTCATAAGTAATTCAACTTCATGTTCAACACCTAATGTATAAAAAGCATTTCGTTTATATATATTCGTAGTTTGAGGAGGAGGATTCATAGAACTACATATTTTTTTTTTCATTATTTTGTTAAATAATAAATAGCAATATTCTTCAAGTTCATATTCTCTTGGTTTTCCATAAATAAATCGTGCTTTAATATTTTGTATTTCTTCATTCCCCCAATTTTTTATAAAATATTCCTCTATTTCAGCCATACCTTTCCATATTACATTCCAAGTTTGTGGATTAATCGCACTTAGTCTATCACTTTCCATGATTCCTAGTGCTCGATAAAAATGAATGACTTGCTTTTTTTTATCAATTGGACTTCCGCTTAGTAATATGATACGAGAATTACCTGGATTATTAAGTAATTCTTGACGTGTTTGATTTAATATTTGTAGTTGTTTTATTTTAGAAATACAAGTTGGACAAAGTTTATCTTTAAAATCTTCAATCTGTTTTTCTAAAACAGCAATCTGATTTTCAATACTTATCAATTGTTTTTTATAAAATCCTTCAATGATAGGACGCATTAATTCTTGACAGGCATCTAATTGATTACTTAGGTTTTTAATATTTTGAATTTCATCAATTACTAATAAAACCCCTTCATTCACTAATTTTAAATATTCTTTTGAACATCTATATTCTACACATTCTTTTTCACTAGTGGTTCCATCTTCATGTTGTACTTGTTTTGTAAAATCTCTACGTATTAAAAGTCCATGTTTAGGTTGTTTAAATTTTACACTACGTAATTCACAATAACTAATCGATTTTTTAAGATTAATACCATGCTCTTTTTCCATATATTTCCATTTAGATTTAACAGAAACCGGAGCTATACTAATTAAATGTTTAAATCTTCCTTGTAAATTTTCAGAAAATATAAAACTACTAGTGTAAGTTTTTCCTGTTCCTAACATAGAGAAATCAAAAGCAAAAGGACTATTATTAAATATAGTATCTAATTTTAATTTATGTTCGATTTGATATGGATATAATTCAATAGGTTTAGAAAAATTAGGTTCTTCCTTGTTGTTTTTTTCTACTTTTTTTGAACGTGTTTTTTTTAATTTTATATTTACATCTGAATTATCATTCTCATAATTGTCTTCGCATAGCGAAATTTTTTGAGAGGGATTATTAATAAGATTCATTAAAGATGATTTGTATATTATTTATAAATTATAAAATGATATCAATTTTTAATATTAATTCATATATATAATGAATTTTATTTATAAATTATTTGGGGGTGTTAATAGTGACCCTATACAAATTTTTAATAGTATTCAATGGAGTAAAATTAATTCATTAGGTAGTGATGACTCAGAACTGCTAGATATTTATAAAAAATTAAATATTTTACAAAACTACCATAAGTCATCATTAAATGATAAACAAATATCATTAATAAAATTATATTTAAAAACGATTGTTAAAAAATTACCAAAAGATGTTGTTGAACAAGTTTCTAGAGAAATTTCAGAACAAAAAGATAGCATTAAGAAAGAAGAAGTAGTAGTTGAACCAATGACGGACCGTCCGATATTACCAGAACTTAAATCAGTTGAAATGGTGATTAGTAAAAAATGTAATGAAAATATAGATTGTAAAAAGATATATAATGAAATTGATTGGAAATTAGTGCCTGCTTTAAAAAAAGAGGATTCTAAAACAAAAGAAACACTTGACAAATTACAATATTTAAAAACGAATTTTATAGATTCTTTTGACCAAAACAGTCAACAATTAATTCATTTATATATTAAAATATTAAGTAAAAAACTTGATATACCTGTATCGATACCCATGTCTATTCATAAAAAAGTAGGAAAAAAATATTGTAAACCATTTTATTTAAATGGGAATGAATATCATTGTATAGGAACAAACATAGAATCCGAAAATGATAGTTCACGGTGTGTTTATAATTCTAATAAAATAGTAAATAAAGATTTTAATAATATAGATTTAGATCCATTTTGTCAAAACAATCGTGAATATAGGAGTAAATTTCTACAGGCATCAATTTAAATATATGGAGGATCAGTAATTTCATCATTATAGTTTCTAAACCTATGAATAGGACCGCCATATTCTTCAACAATACTTATAAAACTATCATTACATAAATGAACTAATTTTATGTAATTATTAGTCACTTCATCAATATTAGGTGTAGGTAGAGTTAGTTGAATTTGTAAATTATCTACAGTTTCTAAATATATATTAAAAATCTCGGCGTATAATAAATATAGAGTTTTTTTACGCATATGTTGATATACATTTTTGCTCCATTGGTCTTCATTAATATCATTTAATAAATATTTCACTTGTTGTTCTTGAAGTGATATTTGAGCTTGAATATGAAGATTCGGTTCATTGTATAGTTTTCTTTTAGCCAGACGAATACTATTTGAATCTATCCAGAGTGATTGTATTAATCTTGTATCAACTGTATTTTGATTAATAAGTTCTACAGATATTTTGTCACTATAGATTGAAAAAACGGAATCATTACATTCATTTTCTACTGTATTGATAGTCGCAACATCTTTACTAAATTGTTCTAAGTGTAAATAATGTCCATTTGTGCTAGTTTTTAAGATTTTATTCGTAATCCAATCAAAATGTGTTCTACAGTTAGTACAAAACATATGATTACAACCTTCTGTTTTATAAATAATAGCACAACATTTAGGACAAGGCTTACTATCTTTACAAAGAGCTGATAAAGATTGTAATGTTTCTATATTACAGATATGTTCATCTGCTTGTTTTTCACGACAACGAATACAGACAGAGATTTTACACACTCCGCAAATACTGTTTTCCACAAAACCCCGACATTCAATTTGCGGACATGGAAATATACTATTCATATTACTATTTAAAATTGTTGGTCTTTCTGGAATAGTTGTGCTTATACCAAATCGCGCATTTTTCTTTTGTTTTCTAATTTCGCGTTCCCAATCAACTAATGGTTGAACAAATTTTAAAGTGTCTTTTTGTTCTATCATTAAATCAGCTATTAATTTTGGTTTCAAAATTTTATTAAAAAATGTTTTACCTAAATGTTCTATTATAAATTTTTGTGTAAATTCCATATGACAATTCATACATTCCTGTTTAGCGTAAATAGTTTGACATTCTATACAAAATTCGATATTACATTTAGGACATTTTATAACATTTGTTTTATTTCTTAATATGATAGGTTTATTATTACAACAAATAGAACATTCAAAATGTGTCATATAATTTAATTTAAATAATAATTTTTAAATGAATAAAATCAATTTTATATGTTTTGAAACAAGATATAATATACTTTATCATTTTTATTATATGAGAATACGAATGGTTAACAAATATATAAAAAATTGTTAGTATGTATTTGTATATGAAATGAAATCTTTATCATTTTTATTATATGTATTCATTTTGTTTGTAAATAATAGTGTAATACCTATACATGCGCATATAGATTTTGTGTCAATGGGACAAAATTGCGGTAATGGTATTTTTTGTGATTCATCTCAGACATGTATGAGTAATGCTACAGGTGCTGGACTAATATATTCTTGCTCACCGCTAAGTAATGCGGTGCGTTGTATGGATGCTCGTTTTTCTTGTCCTCCGTCATTTTCATGTGCTGAAAACTCTAAGTGTGTTTTCAATAATACGGAAGGCAACCCTGAAATAATTGATGCGGTTGTGAATATAGACGCCTTTAAAGTTGCTGAAATGCGTGATTTTGGTTTTGGATTGAAACCAACTTCAGTTAGTGTATGTGGTCCAATCACAAATTTATTTCGTCTTCCTAATTTTTGTACTTGTAGAGATGCTAGATTTGGCGGGGAACTAACTTGTACTATAGGTCTTCAAACATATATATCCCTTGGAGCAAGTGCTTGGTTTCTACCTTGCGCAAGTCCTTCTAATTTTGGATATAGAGCCTGGGTAACTACATTGGGAATGAGTAATAGTATTGGCAATACTTGGACGGGTTCATTTTCTATTTCTCGTCCGATTCCGGGGGCTTCCTTTGAAATTGGTAGAACAAATGCTGGAGCCAGGATAGAAATAACGGGTGAAGTAAATCGATTTGTGCTATCTACTAGAGCTGACATTGGTGTATGTGCTTCAACTGGATTGGGACCATTTTCATGGGAACTTTGTAATCCAAGTGTTTTTCGTTGGTTGCCAGTGACTATCCTTAATGGACCCAGATTTGATTTTAGTAGATTTTGCTAATAAATAATATAAAAAATTGAAATCATTATTTTATATTATGTATTATAGACAAAATGTCAAATTCTCCAAATAAGGATCTTATAATTGAACTACAAGTGTTATTAGATGAGGCTAAATTTGGTTCTGACCCAAATGATAAATTTCGTGTGAAATCATACAAAAGTGCGATTGAAAAAATATCACTAATGAGCACTAAAATTACAAAAGAGAGTGATATACCACTTACAAAGGGTGGTAAAATTTATATAAAAATTAAAGAATTTATAGAAAAAGGTCATATTGATAAAACGCGTGAAATTTTAGCGACAAATGAGAATATAATAGATATATATCGTGATTTACAAAAAATTGCTGAAGTTGGTCCAGTTAAAGCAAAAGAATTAGTAGAAAACCATGGAATTCGTAGTATAGATGAATTAACCAATAGGCAAGATTTGTTAAATGATAAACAAAAAATTGGTTTAAAATATTGGAAGACCGATTTATTACGAATTCCGAGAAATGAAATAAAAAAACATGAAAAAATATATCAAGCAGCTATTACATTAACTCCCTCTATTGGTGATTTAACTATTTCTATTAATGGTAGTTATCGTCGCCGCGCTAAAGATAGTGGAGATATAGATATATTAGTAACTCATCCACAAAACAATATGAGTACTTTTAGAGTTTTTGTAGATAAATTAATATCACAATCGTATTTAATTGATACCTTAGCTTATGGTGAAAAAAAGTACATGGGTTATGGTAAATTATTTAGTGGCTCGGCAATACCTAGACGTATTGATATTATATATTGTCCTCCACATGAATATCCTTTTGCTCAATTGTATTTTACTGGATGTGGTTCTTTTAATGTTCGAATGCGTGAATATGCCAATAGTAAGGGGTATAGACTAAATGAAAAGGCTTTAATAGATTTAAAAACGAATCAACCAGTGATATATAAATTTACAGAAGAAAAGGATATATTTGAATTTCTTAGTTTAAGTTATGTTGAACCAGTGAATCGTATAGAATCATACATATTTCAATAGTTATTGTAATGTTTGTATATAAATAGTAATAGTAAAATGCAACATATTAACAGTAGTATAGCAAAAACGGTTCTAAATAATACATCCGCAATATTTTCGCAATTAAAATGTTCAATAGTATTTTCATCAGGACATGGTTCTGGGTCGTAGTCTCCAAAAGGTTTTGTATCATAAACACTAGCAATTTGCGTTGGACTAAAACTCATGACATCATTTATCGTAGAAGGTAAATTTCCTTGTATAGCGCCACCTAGCTTGTTAGCTAATTGTGTAAAAACATTATCTGATAATTTTGTAAAATCCATTCCAGGTTCATTATTTATAAAATGGTATCTAGGCTTATAGCATTGATTATTTAACCATTGATACTTTTTATTATTACAATTCATTTCATTATCTTTTGTCTTACATGTTCCCCATTTATAAAAATAACTACTACTTTTTTTTCCATCTAATTTTTTATTAAAGAATGGATTATTTTTTTCAGGTTTTGATTGATTTATATAACTCCTTTTTATTCTATTCATAACTTCACAACTTCTTCGGTTATTTGCCGGAACACGATCACATAATGCTAAATCGGAATTAGCCGCACTTGAATGATTGCCAGGATTAGGGTCAATTATAAATCCCTTGGCTAATTTCACCATTGCGCCAGTATTAGAAAATAATGCTCCTATGGATCCTTCTGTTGTAGCTCCAGTGCTACGGGCATTATAATTATTATCAATATATCTTGTATAATCCCAATCAAAATTTTTCCATGGATAAACGAGATCTTTGAACATATCGGTGCTTCTAACATATTTTTGTTCCGCTTCTTTCACACAATCGAACATTGTTTCTCCTCCAGCAGCACGACAGTCATTTATATTATTTCGTAATTCATTACATTCACGTGTATTTTTATTTTTACAATAGATATCCATATATATTAGATATTTATTATAAGTTAATATGGTATTTTTATTTTGTAACCATTTACAATCATATTTTTTATTTTATCAAAGACATATTTACCTATTTGTGAACTTAATTCTATAGATTCCGGCCAACTAATTCCTCCATATAGAGATGATAATGATATATCATCTATTAAATCTTGTATCGTTTGATATTTTAGTATTATTGTTTGTGTTGGTGTTATATTTTGTTCAATCAAGCTAGATCCTTTTTCAATACAGAATTCTCCTATACTAAATGATTTATATTGTTTATTTAATATAGGACTTATGATATGTGGATTCGGTAATGTAAATAATTTAAATGAATGATATAAATTAGGATTATTAAACCACCATTCTAATAATGAACCAGCAATGTTCGAAAATATAGTATTAATATCTGCCAAATCAGGATGAGCTGGAGATACACTTGTTAATTTTTGATAAGGTAGCCATTGTTTCCCTTCTATTACTGAATTATTATAAACGTTCCACGATTGAATGAAGTCATTTTTTAAAAAATGTCTAATTACAGTTACTGGTCTTGGTTGTTCATGTTTAAATTTATATGTCCAAGCCGCTATACCTGAATCGAATAATCCAGCACCTAATATAAAAAACATAATAATATCATTTTCAATTGATTGATTATTTTTAAGACTCAACATCATAGCTATTATTATCCAGAATCCAGCAATCGATATATTATCTTTACTATCAAATGAATAAAGTTCTGATATTATTTTTTTGCGGTCATCTAAATTTTGGTATATTTTTAGTAATTTTTCAGATTGATTTTTAAAACCATTTTCCCAATTATGACTCAATTTTTCATCAATATTTAATATGGGTTCTTTCGAAGGATAGATAGCAAACCCCTTATTTAACCACCAATTTTTATTATCAAAACTCTGGACTAGATAAGTTGTTTCAGCATTAATATCAATCACTGGAATTCCATTTTCATTATATGAACCATTAGGCACAATTAGATTAACCCATTTATGTGGATTTTCAGGAACATAGTCTACATTACCACTGCTATCTGCTAATATTCCAGTATGATATTTATCATTATTTAATTTATCTAATTCACCTAATTTACCCGTATAATGATTGCTACCCCATGTATATATTTGGTGTGAAATAACATTGGACAATTTAATATCTTTTATACCAAAATGAGAAATTTTATATTTATTTATATCAAAATTACTATATAAACTAGATAAAAATCCAATATGACCATAATATAACATATTTTTTAATATATCTTCTTTATTATTTATAAATTGTATTTGAGCTTTTATTTGATTATAGTTATTCATCATAGATACTCTATCAGTTGATAACACAATATTTTGATTACATAAACTAGATATATTATAAAACATTTGAAAATAACTATATAATAAAATAGATAACTTTGTAGGATAATTATCATGATGAACTACTATTTCCTCTAAAAAACTATAGATCAAGTTATGAACAATATTATCCATAATAATATATATATAAATAATAAGAAAAAACTAAATAAATTAAAAACGCCTATTTAATTCTCCTTTGCTCCATATTCAATTAGTCTATTACGATATTTTTTACTAACTACAAAACCTCCAAGAGATTCCCTATAAAAAATAGGAGAACATCCTTCTAAAAGTTCCCACCCAGTTGAACTATATCTTTTATTGTTTTTAGTTTTATCTGTTTTAGGACCAACTAAAATATAACTATTATTTGTTTTACAATTTAAATGAAAAGTAAATCCACTAAGAACATTTGATACGTCTGTTTCAGTTTTTAAAGGAAGTTCATATACACTACGTTCCCCATTATCAGAAACTTTAATATGTAGTTTATTTACATTTTTTGAAGAATATCTTTCTACTTTATATGCTACAAAAACTAGAATTTTAGGTAGAATATCAGCATTGTTTAAATAATATTCTTCAAAATTATCATAATTTAAACTAGATAAAAATCTATCATATAAATATTCTTTGACACGTGGAGATAAACAAGAGATGGGCACTTGACTCCAAAAAAAAGAAGTCTGATTAGGTGTTTCAATAGATGATTCCAATACAAATTGTTTTTTATGATTATTCCAAGCTAATTCAAATAATGTATTATCTGTTGAAAGTTCATAATCTAGTAACGATTTATAACCAGCATGTTTTAAAAAATAACTTCTGGTGTCATTGTTAAAGTGTGAAAGAGTTAGATAGACTATTTCCATCAATACTATATGTTATTTTATAGGCTTTTTTTTATATCTTCATACATTTCAGATTTATTTTTATTTTGGTCTAATCCTAATTTTTTACATATTTCTTTTAATTCTGGAACTTTGTAATATGTTATATCTTTTAGTTCAGAACAAATAAATTGATTTAATGATTTTATTAATATATTTGTTATAGTATTACTGTAAAGATTTGTTTCACTATTTACATTACATAATATAAAATACTGATTTGATTTTTTTAATAATACTATATTTAATCTATCCGGGAATTGATGTATATATTGATATCCTTTTTCATTATTTATAATGAGTAGACCAATTCTAAAACGTAAACAAATGTATTTAACCACTCCTAAAAAATCTATATCTATATCCATATCGTATTTTTGGTTAGATGGGTGTCGGAATAATATTTCTTGAATTAATTTTCGTTTTATTTTATGTTTTGCTAGTTCAAGTGTTTTACCTAATGATTTCTCATCGATGTCTAAACCCATTGTTTTTCTAAATTGAAATAGATAATCCGCAATTTGGTCTTCACTTTTAAATAGCGAATATCTTGGAGATAAAAGATGTAAAATACATGATAATAAAGTATTATTATTCCATAATTTATTATTATACATATAGTATGTGTTGTCTAATATAGTTTCTAAAAAATCAAAACCATGTGTTTCAAAACAATTTGTTTTATCAATGTTATCTATTTTTCGATTTTCTAAAGAATATAATAATATATTATCTAATGAATAATCATCTGTTTTTCCTAAGAAAAAATCATCTTGTTCTGTTTTAAATTGATGTTGCTTATTAATTCTGGGTAGTTTTGACATTATTTCTACTTTTTTATATTATTTAATAATACCTTCAATTTTTTATATAAAAAAATCATGAAAGGTTAAATGATTATACTTCGATTCAATTTAGGTT